TCAAAAACTTTGCTTCTTATCAAAGGTCCATCTTTTGCCGTTATAAGTCACAGTGCCATCTAAATTAATCGGCAACTCTTTTAATGAGTAGTCATAGATTTTAAGAACATTCCCGTTCTTATCTAAATCAGCGGGTAGATTGCAAGTATTTTCCATTCTGCCCGCTTCCGAAACCATGATCATGACTTGCGACATCACAAAGCCCTTACACAAATCGAGACATTCACATTACTATTAATAGTGTGAGCTGTGCAACCTGAGAAAAGGAGGCACAGCAATGTGATGAGCGATGCAACTTTGGTACGCTTGCACATAACAACTTTATGCGATCCTGTTATTGATCCAACCATAAAAGAATTGCTCTTGCTTGGGATTGCGCTCACATATTTCGATATAGCGCTGACCTTGCATGATATTAAGAACACGGACTAATACCTTTTCACCTTCTTTGCCACGCTTCGCTAAAAATGTTTTAAGCGCATTTAATGTAGCTGGACCATAAACCCCATCTACCGATAAATCAGGCCAACCTGCTTTGCCTTGATTATTTAATAGGTTCAATGCACGTTGTAATAGAGGCTTCGCGAATCCCGTACCACAGTTCACACCAGTATCTAATAGCTCTTCCGCTACAACTGGACTAATAGCATTTACTTGGTCGAAACGTGGCAACACCCAATATTGCTTTTTATAAATTGCCTTGGCGGTTTCGAGAGGTAAATCTTTCATATTTCCTTTAAAACCATTTGCACGTGCAACCGCTTCGGTAATTCCGTATTTTGTTGCGCCACCGCGATCAGATGGATTATTTACATATCCGCCTTCACGTTTAATTAACTCATCAAGATATTGTTCGATGTTCATGAGTTGCCACCTTTGCCACCAATAATAGAAACAAATGCCGCCTTAACTTCAGCAATCACTTCAGACATACTTTTACCCTTCAGCAATGCAATTGATTGATAAACAATGCCGATTACTAATAGCCCGAAAACTGCGAAAATCAGCATGATGAACCCTTGAAACATTGTTGAGTGATTAAGGTACTCAAAGTGCTCAATGAATGCTGAACCCCCATATAAACTTACTGTTACACTACAGACGAACTTTGTAATTACCCCCATTGAAACTTTTATTTTCCCTTCCTTATCAATATCCCCGCTTAAAACAAGTGCAAGAATTGCCCCGATCACAGCTGGAAAGATTTTTAATACCCATGGAATTGCATTTTCTTGCATATGAACCTCTAAAATTATTAGCAATAAAAAAGCCCTAACTTATTAAAAGCTAGGGCTTATGGTGGTTTGGTGTGTGTTATTTTTAATAAAAAACTTAATATAATTTTGACCTTTTATAAAAAAACAATCAGAATATATTTAGTCAAGTAAACCTTTAAAATAATATGAACTTAAGTATTATTCAAATCAGAGCAGTTGCCTGCATTATGGTCTTAATTGTCCATATTACTGCAATTTTTTCCATTGGTGGCTCTTCTAATTTCTACAACTATTTTTTATTTATTTTAAACCAATTAGGTAGGTTCGGAACTCCACTATTTTGTGTTATTACTGGCTTTTTATATGCCAATTATTTCTATAAAAATTTTGATAAAAAAGCTTTCTTCTTGTCTAGGATATCAAAAATAATAATACCATTTATAATTTGGAGTTTATTATATATTATTATAATATATCTGTTCTCAAAAAGTCTTTTTAGTATTTTCCTTGAAAATCCATACTATAATTTCATCACAGGAAAATCATTTTATCATTTATATTTTATTGCAATAATTGTTCAATTTTGCATTTTTTTTCCTTTAGTGAAAAAATTATCATTTATTAAGATAGAAGTACTTCTAATTATCTCTTTTTTAATATCTTTATTTTCAATATTATATTCTTATAAGTCTGACTTATTTTTTATATCAGATAAAACCTTTATTGGTAATTGGATTTTTTACTTTATTTTTGGAATATTTGCCTATAAAATTAAAATCATGCAACAAAAAATTATTAGTATAATTTTAATTTTATGTTTTATCATCATTATAAATATTTTTGAAATAATCTATAGTGGAGCAATGTATGAATCAAAACGAATATTAAATCTATTTTATATACCCGTGATTTTTTACACTACTTATTTACTATTCCAAGAATATAAAAATAATTTTTTAGTAACTATTAGTAAATATTCAATGGGTATATATTTGGTACACCCTATATTAATAGTATTCTATAAGAAATTTTTACCACCTCAAATTGTCAGTAATTTTCCAATTTTGGTTTTTCTAGCCATGTTTTTAACTACAATTGTGTTATGTACAATTTTTTGCTTTATTATATCTAAGTTTAAGTTTTCAAAATTAATCATAACTTTACCAAAAAAATAAGAGAGTAATAACTCTCTTATTTCTATCTAAGATGAACTAGCGCTTGCCAAGCGATATCTCCACCAGAACTAATTGCCGAACTAGTTACGTTTCTAACCCTTACAGTTACATTTGATAAGTCGTCTGGTTTAACAAAGCAATTATATAAGAGACCATCGGGTAAAGGACTAGATGGTGTTGCACTAACATTGACTCTTGAGTTTGCCAATGAAACTCCGATTGGAATTGGCCGCTCAACACTAGAATTTGCGGGAACTAAACCAAAATTTAAGGTTGCTCCTAAATTATATGCACGAAGATATTCCATTGTGCCTTTTTTTAAGATTAACTTATCACCAATGATTAGCTCTTGATCAGCTGTTGATCCAGTGCAATCAATAGAAAATTTCCTATCTCCTATTTGCGTTATTAGTAGTTGACCAACCTTGGTTGCATTTTGTATTTCAATAGTATTGAAAATTTCATACAGAGTAGTACGACTTCCTAGTGCGCTGTCTGCAAATGATACAATATTTGATTTATTTGATTCATTTCTAAATTGTGGATGGCTAATATTTTGATAAAAAATACGAGATGCTTTTAAACCGGATTTATGCCATGTTCCGTAGCCATATTCCGTATAAGCAGTGATATCATTTCCAATTCCTGTGAAAACTGCATCATAGTTCGCATCGGGCTTATTTGACCTACCGTTATTTTGTGCTATTAAATATCCACGGTGTTGTCCACTTACATCCCTTTGATTTGTTGAATCTTCAATTTCAAAACCATTTTCCCAGTTACCAGTGGATTCAAACCAAAACTCAACACACTTATTGTCACCAGTAAGTGGCTCTTTAGCAAAGAAAATTCCTTGTTTAAGATTTCCACGACTTCGCAGAAAGAAGCGTGACAAGTTACCTCTTTTATAAACAAAGCCGCGACCTCCGTGGTAATTAACAAGAACATTTTCAATATATTTTCGATCTAAACCATCAGCCACTAAACCATCACTTGTATCGCCGGGTAGAAGCTCCTCTGGTGTTTTTACCCCAATCGTAATATCACGCAATGATCCATTCAGAAGAGTGATTGTTGCAGGTGCGAGTTTTTTGAGTTGTGTATTGTGTTGGCCTTGACCAAAGACATGAACACGAAATGTTATATTTTTTGAATAACCGTAAATACCGCTTGGGATATTTAACCCCATGTTTCTGCTATATGCCTCAGCTTCAGCTGCAATAATTGCATCAGACCAATCATAGCCCTCTGCCAAGCCGACGACAGCCAAATGTTTAAAGTCAGTTAGATGCAAATATTGTTCATTAATTTCACGCTGGGTTCTTCCGTTTTGTAAAACAAAATCTGTAGTTATTCCATTAAAACTAGGATTGCCAGTAACTAAAGCGATCATCTGATCTATATAAGTTTTTAAAGTTGTATCTCGCTCTATATAGTCAGATTTTAATAAATTATCGCGTTGAATATAGTCATTTTTAGATGTTGTAATTTGCGAGTCTATATATTCTAAAATCGATTCATCATTAGAAATTCTATCTGCAATTTCTTTTAAAAGCGCAAGCCAAATAACCTGATCACGATAGCCAAGTTCCTGAAGCTTCCACCAAATTAAATCAAAGTCTTTGTTTACAGCAGAAGGGTGAAAAGAGTTGTCATATAGTTGGTAATTAGTGGTGCGCTGAAATGGCGTATTTCTTTCCAAATTAACGACCACACCATTTAGTGGTGCTACATTAAAGGTGACAGTATCATTAGCCAATGTCCATGAACCTACAGGCGCTTCTTCACCATTAAGGGTGACAATTAAATACTCTGCTTTATCACAATTAAACTCTAATGGAAAAGCAGTTGTTGTTCCATTCGCAATATATTCTTTTGATGGCGTTTGAACTGGCACTGACATAGCCTACCCCTAATTTTCGAAATCTAAGGCGGCTTCATGTACGCCACCGTTTGTTCTCCAATTAGGCGTTTCTTTATACTCATCTTTGTTGTGTAATTTACCTATGCGTATAGGTTCATCAGATATTGCACCAGCTAATGAATCTAATGGATCATCAATCTGGTTCGTAACTGCTGGATTCCATGAGCGCATAATACGAACTTCAAAACTGTCATCTTCTGGCTTATCTGGATCATATAAAACTGATATATGAGCCCATAGAACACCCGAATTTAATGGGCCTTCAATAGCTCCTAAAATCCTTAGGTTTTTACTCTTAGTTTCTTTTATTTCAGTTACACCACATCTAACACCCTGTTGTTTGAGGCAACTCTTTAGAACACTTGGGAAAAAGCCACCTACTCCATTTGTTTCAACTGTTACCCTAGTAATATAGAACTCTTTAATTACTTGAACTAACTGATAGACTTGTCCGCCGATAATGTTATGGCCAGAATCATCAGTAGTACTTACTTCTCCTTTAAGGCTAAGCGATCTGTGCCAATACATTCGACCTTGCTCATCATGTAGGAGTAAGGCAACTGAAGAAATATCGGAGTCTTTTTTACCTTCAGATGGGTCGACTCGCAAAGAAGCAGAAGCAATTCGGACATTCCCAAGCATCATTACTGGTTTTTTGTTAGCCATTTTTAACACTGGCTCACAGTCATAAGGGATAAATTTATCTGGATCTAGACGGACTTCCCCAATTGGCTTAGCATGTAATTGATATTGAGAATCCCATTCATTGATAGTTCGACACTTTTTGCGTCGTTTTGTCATTTCCTGTTTAGTGAAACGTTCAGGCCATAGTGCTTTGGCATAAAAGTCAACAAATGAATAGTCATCATGAAGTGTTACTTTATAGCCATTACCATGTTTTTCTATTGTGTAATGTTTGTCCTCTTCTAAGCACTTACTATATTTATGAATACCACTAAACACATACTCAGGATAAAAACTTAATACAGCCTCTCTTCGACCCTCTATTCGATATTCATGTTCAAACATCCGTCTAATAAAGCAGTTTGCCCCAGCTTCAATCATTTCTTTATAGATTGATTCATAGCTGTGTGGAGTCCCAATAAATAGACTTGTTCCACCAGGAACTAAAATGTGGGTCTGCTCTGTAAGGCTATGTTTTAATTTTTCTCGATTTTCTTCTGTCGCTACGTTCTTCTGTACTTCTACGTCATCGTTTTGGATATGTTTGGCGCGTTGTCCAGTTACACTTGATAAAATGCCTCGCGCATACATAGAGCCATACTGCTCATCGTTAGAACCTTCTACCCACCATTTAATTACACCACCATGTGATTTCTTTACATTATTTAGTTTACAAAGTGGGTGATTGGCAAGAATACGGACTACTGCACGACTACACTTAAGAGCATCAATATTTGTTGCTCCTTGATGTAATACTAGATCATCAACATCACGATAGAAGCGCCAAGCATTAAATACAGTTACTATCCCTGATTTATTATGCCCACGTGGAAGCATGAGAAGGTTATCCACTTCATCTGATAGATTTTCCATCCATTCACATGTTTCAATGTGGAATAGGGGTGTTTCGCGCCCTAGGTATTCATCCCAAAGAACATAGAATTCAGCAAAAGATGCTTTCATAATTAACTATAATTTGACTGAGCTTTAACACTTTGAATAATCGCTTTGGCTTTATTTTTTAAATTTTCCTCATATCTACTTTGTGTTTCTTCATCTGTACTTGCAGGCGGAATAATCCCCTGTTTCATTCCAATTATTTGGCTGATCTTTGCAACTGCTGAGCTACATTGGTTAAACCCCTTATATAGCCAAACCTTGTCGCCTCGGTCCTCTTTTGACTCAAAACCTAAATCAACAGCAGCGAACCCGATTTTCAACATATCATCGGTCATCATCTCCTGAAGTTTTTCTAACTCAGCTATTTGATCATCACGCATAAAAAAGCCCTCGCATATAGTTCATATATACAAGGGCTTATAAGCTGGTTGAATGGGTGTTATTTCCGAGACGAAAATAAATAGACGGTCCCAAAAATAATGAAAGGCCATAAATATAAACATAGTGCTGGAATTAATCCCCAACCCCAACCTTGTGTTGCGCCAAGCACACCAAAGATGGTTCCTAGTACTGGGATACCACCAAGTATTAGTGCAATAATTACTGATATAAAACCATTCCAATCTAGGACATTCCCAAAATATGTATAAATTCCTAGAAACTGTGTAATAGCTAAGGCCCAATAGGCTATAAATCCTAATATTCTCATTACTGCACTACCCTCTCAAAGTCAGGTGCTCTAATATCATTAATGTCATCCCCCCAGAAACGCTCTCGGTCTTGTTGTCGTTCTGCTTTACGTAAAGCCTTCTCACGATAGCCGGGGGCAATAGTATCTTGTATTTCATCAAAGAACATACGGTTAATTGCTGCTTTTGTATACCATAAATTTTGTGCAGGAATTTTGCCTTTCACAAATTTGAAAGCTTCATTGCCGAAATTGGTGTCCTTACCTTCATTGTACTGAGTTAAATTACCCACCGTTAAGCCTAATAGAGCGGTGAAATCACTACCAAGTGGACCAGATACAAACGAGTTCGCATCACGGCCAGAAGTGTCAGTACCAGCAACAAGAATGTCGCCGAGTACAGGCAAGCCACCACCAGCAACTAGTGAGCGCATAAAGAAGCTTGTAGCCTTTTTAGGATCATTACTATCATAAATTGTTTGTGGATCATTACCATTCAGAATTTCACGTAGCTGCACTACTAAACCACCTAATAACGTCATACTGACCATTAGTGGTATCGCATATGCTGCCTTACCTTTTAAGCCTTCTTGCGCCATTGTGCGGCTACCTTGTCGCATCAAGAATGAAGCCGAGAATGATTTAAATTGCATTAAGCCTTTAAATACCTCACCTGTGATAGTGCCTTTCGCGCCTACAGTCATCCATGTACGTTCACGAAGCCCTGCCTCAATAACAGCCATACCTTGCTCATCAAGTAAATGCGCTTGAAGTTGGGAGGCGACTTGATCTTTCACCTGTTTTGGATCACCAAAGGCTGTAAGTTTCTCATCAGGAATTTCATAGATAGAACGCGCTGACATGAGTTGATTACCTTTGCGGTCCACAACTGGTTCAGCCAATTGGAAAATTTGCCATGCTCGCTCATCTAAGCCCGTATTTGAAAGTAATTCACGATCTTGTACATCTAGGTCATTCCAAGCCTTAGAGCGGCTTAAGCGGCCGTATTTCTCCATAAGTAACTTAGTGAACCCAACCTTAGAAGCCGATGTAAGTGCATTGAGGAATGAAACACGCATTACTTGGGTAGCAACCCCACTTGAAATACGAGCTAACTTTTCAGATTTTCCATAAGTGGATGTAAGCCCATCATCTGACCAGCGTGCAATAGACCCTAACATTTCCTCAGTAGCCAATCCTAAACTATGTGCTAGCTCCCGATCTGCTTTATTTGCAGGGTTAAGCTGTTCGATTAGTCCACCAAAAGCTTTACGGTAAGACACATTATGCACACTAGCATTTTTAGCAATCGTTGCTTGATCTGCAAGCGATGCAATAGTTGTGCCGCCTAACATTGAAGCAACATTCATAGAACGATATGCAAGACCTAAGTTTGCAAGAACTTGTGACTGTGGAGAATTGCCACCACTAAACTCGTCAAACATTACCTGAGCACGTTTGCGGCTGCTCTTGGTCTGGTTTTCTTCAATCCCCTTTTCCCAGTCCTTTTTGGCTGCGGCATCCATTAAAATTTTTAAAGCTGTTTTTGGGTTGCTACCTAAGTTCTCAACCATGGCAATATCTTTCGATAAGCCATTAATATGAGCTTCGACCAAGTCGACAAACTGCATACCGCCGAACTCAGATTGATATTCAAGCCATGATTCAGCATCTTTAAAATGCAAGACTCGACTTTCACCATGACGGTTAGTTACTTTTGATGTACCGCCACCTGTAGCTTGTCGGCCAACTTCGATTTTATTTGCCCCATCACTTGATAACGTGTCATAGGTATATTCAAGCAATGAGCGTATTTCTTGCTGTGAGTAGTAATCACCGTTCTCGTGTACATATTGGCGCGTGTCGATTAGTGATTCAGCTTTGTTTATCCACGCTTCTTTTCCTGCTTTAGCAATTTTTTCTAGGTTGTGAGTTTGAGGCAATCCCCAATTGTCTAACTTCCCAATGTCGCCACCGTTCCGGTTAAATCGGTCACGCATGGTTTCGAAGACATCACCCATCTTGTCACTGATCTTTTTAGCTAATGCATCACCAGTGTTTTCACCAAAGCGCTCACGTACAATTTTTTGCACTAACTCTTGGTCTGTGAAGATACCCAAGCCGCCTTTAATGTTGGTGTAGAAGTCAACCAACTCACCTCGATAGATTGAGGCAATCCCACGTGCTTTAGAGTCGATTGACTGAATGCCAGACATATCACCATGCGCGGCAACCATGCGGTCTATGACTTCCATTGATGACAATTTGCCATGGTCTAAAGCTGCAAGGTTTTGGGATTGCTTAAGGATGTCTTGAGCAGCAATTTTATGCTTGCGCTTCAACTGTTCTTGAATATCGATAGCAACTTGCTTTGATGCCTCAGTTAATTTTTCTGCATCGGAAAGGTTACGCCAGTTATTAATATCCTTACGTGCAAGATTACGCATCGTTTCATTGATCCGTGCTTCAATGTCTGTAGCTTCTTGTGCTGTAAGGGATTGCTTGCCAAGTGCTTTAGCTACCGCTTGTTTGCATTGTTCTTTCATAAAAAATGCTCAGATAATTTTAGCTATCTGAGCATTTAATTTGTGGGGTTTTGTTGGGTAATGGACTAATGTGCATTTACCACAACAGCTTGACCTTTATCACCAACTTGAAGACATAGCCGTGATTTAATTCCATCTTCATATTGGATAAGCCAATTATCCGAATTGTTTTCCGTTCTTTCCTCAAACACAACAATTCCTTTTTCACCTGATGGATGCTGTATTATGTCGCCTTCAAAGATTTCACAATTAAGATAATCAATGTATGGGGATTTTTTCTTAGTCTTCATAAATTCACCCAACTATTTTATATTTTTCATAATCCCAAGGCTTTAAACTTTGGAACTTTTTATTTTCATTGGATAAGTTATTTACGTAACCAAAGCAAGAACCTTGAACTGTAAATATCTCTCCCGTTTCTAAATTCTCTACTCGGTCACCAATACTGAAAGGGCAGCTTAAAGTTCCATATGCATGATTCCAAGCGGCTTGAGGAGATGATGCTTCATAAGAGACTTCTTTATCTCCATCAAATACTCGCCATTTATTAGCACCAATATTTTTACAAACTAAGTTCTTATTTAACTTTAAAGCTTCTTCTTTGTATGAAAATTTCATTTTGCACCTCTGCAATACCTGATTGTGGGTGTGGCAACTGTTCAGGTTAAACAGCGTTCGGGGATCAGCCTAGCCACAAATTGATTATACATTAGCCAAATTGTAAAGCACAGTTAAGAGCGGTTTGTGCTGCTAAAATATCAAGCTCAGATTGCTTGATTTCTGCTTCAAGTTCGGCGTGATAGTCCCGTAATGTCATGGTGAATTCTTCTGGTTCACCCATTGAATTAATACGGCTTACTGCAATCGGTTGTTCAGGATTTGAGAAAATCACATCAAGCGCGGCTTTCTCTTCTGGTGTTTCGCCGAATAATGAGCCTTGTCGCGGGGCGCCCATGTTTTCAATGGCCTGAATCTCAGAATTAATGGATTCACTAATCGCCTTTGCGCTCTTGCGGTTATTATCAAAGACCTCAAGAAATCTTCTTGCTCCATCACTTAATCCATCATCAATAAGTTGGCCTTGATTTAAATAGTCACGAACCTGTAAGCCATTTGCTTTTAAGTCTGTAAGCTTTTGTGCAGCTTGCGCCAAGTCTTGAGAAATACTGTTCTCAAAGCGACCACCTTGTTTCACTAAATCATTAAGCTGTGAAAGTTGCGGAGCTGCACGGAGTAAGGCGTTTAGAACGTTTTTACTGTCATCATCTAGGTTTTCAGATAGGCGAGTTACAAGGTTAGAATCACCGTATGCACGTTGAACAATTGCCGATTCAATTCGGCGTTTACCTTCTTGAGATAAGCGACCATCACTTGTGATAACTGATCCACGCTCAGACTGCGGCAGTTGGTCTACAAAACTACGAACATAATCCATAGAGCCATCAATATTGATTGAACCATCATTATTGATTTTTAGTAGTGTCGAATCTGGCAGGCGATCAACATCACTCATAGCGCGCTCAGTTGCGCTGAATTGCGCCACATCGCTTTCATTGGCTAAACGGGAGAAAGCTACACGGTCAACATCACTAAGACGTGTACGTACCAAAACAGGCTGATTTAAGCCTGATATATCCATGCCTCTACTATTCGCCCAATTCTGAACAAATTCACGGTATGCATCTGCTCGGCCATTATCATAAGCGCGGCCAATAGCCAATGTACGGCCATTACCTGATTCGACAACATTATCGGGGCCAATGATTGGTGCACCGTCTGATAGCTTATAAGACTCGCCCAATAATTCAGGCTTTAAGTCATCGGCCATACGTTCAATTTGCTGGCGTGATGCTTCACGGGTTCTGTCGCGTGGCTGTAATTCACTTGGGTAAAGCGGATTTACACCGTATAACTGGTCGTTAGACGCTACTAAATCAGTCCAATCTTTCACTTCATAAGCGAAATCATAGCTTGAACCATCCATCCCATAGGCTGTGCTCGTTTCACCACCATAGCGTGAGCTTAACTGGTTCCATTTGTTGCGCCATTTGTTAATAGCTTCGCCAACTGTCATGCCAGACATACCGTTATTTTTAACAATAGCATCGGCATTTTTAGCATCGTACGAACGCACTACATCAATTAATGGGCGGCTAGGATCAGCTTTAAGAACTTTGACAGCTCCCCCTGGTCCAAGTAAGTGACCTAGATATTGCTCATGTGCAACCGGATCACGACCTAAGTTTTTACGTATGTAATTATTGGCCTGCTTAATGTGCTTTAAGCCGATGCGAATTTGCTCATCAACATTGTTGCGGTCTTTACCGCCTAAGTTTTTCCAAGAGTCATCTAAGACTTGGAAAAGACCATAAGCGCTTGATGTCGGGTTTTGCGCTGTATGATTAAATTTGCCGCCTGTCTCAATATGACTAATTGTTAAAGCTACACTAGGGTCTATACCGTCTTGTTTTGCGCGTAGTGCGATTTGTTTGGCGTTGGTAGGTAGTGAGCTAGTCGCATAATCAATCGTGTTTCTACGCGGCTCTCCTTGCACCGTGTTAGGCACACTAACTGGCTGCCCTTTTAGGATTTGTTCCGTTGCCACATCTAGGTTTTGATAGTGCTTGTTTTGCTGAACTGGATCTGTAGTTCGAACTGGTAAAGTTGTGTCTTCAAACTCAAAGCTATTTTTAACCAGAGCATCATTTAACGCATCATTACGAGTTTCAAAATCATCTGAATTAAGCTGGTTAATTTCAGCGTCAACGTCTTGGTCTAATTGATTTTGTCTTGAACCTAAGTAACGTGCACCACCAAACATTAATGAGTTAATAAGCAAGTCAGTAGCCACAGATTCGCCTGTAACTTCATATTGCTTAGCCTGCTTATCATAGCCATTAGATTTTAGAAGCTGCTCACTTGCATATTGCATACCAGTGTTTAGGCCAGTGGCACCACCAACTGACAATGCAGCATCGGCAACTAAACCACCTGTACCCTTAAACCCATAGCCAATAGGTAAAGCAGTACCAATCGCATCGCCTACAGCATTTACACCAGCTACTTTCAAAGCTGTGTTTTCATCTACGCCTTTACGGGTTAAATCGGTATAGACGTAATTACCAGTTGAACCACCTGTTAAAGTGGCTGCGCCTAAAGTGCCACTTGTTGCTACACCCAGCGTACCACGCCAGAGATAATCACCTATACCAACACCAATATTCCCGACAATGCCTGTATTGTCTTTGTCTTCTAGGTCAGCAATAGTTCCATAAACCAAATTGTCGCGGGCCTTTTCACGCTTAGCCTTGAACTCTTCATACGGTTCAATAAATTCGTTTGTAGAGACGTCTTTCAGACTATAGCTAACACGGTCTACAACGGCATCAATCGGTGCCGAAATTGCATCACCAACTTTGTTAAGGCCAATTGCCATACCACGGAAAGGTGAAGAGATAGCGCCATCAAATACACCCGGTTCATTTAGCCGAGTATCTGGATGCTGTAACCCCTGACTATTGAGCTTTTCAAAGTCCTGTTGGTTCTCACTAGATAAATCTGATAACCAGTTACTCATTATTTATCTACCCCATTCATGCGAATGCGCCAAACATTCCCTTTAACAACGAGAGGACGGCCACGTTCATTGATTAAGTCATACATCAAATCACCATTGGCTGCTTTGGTTGGAGAACGAGCTAAACGGAAGTTGTCTAAGTCGTTTACTGACATACCTGTAGCTTTAGAAATATCTGCATAACCCTTTTGAATTTTTGCTTCAAAAGTTGCGTCAGTCATTCCATAAGGTTTAGAGACTTTCCAGTCTGAAATGCCACGATCTGTATAATCCTTGAATCGGCCGCTTTGCGTATAAACACCACCTGTTGCAAGGCCTAATGCAGTACGTCCAATATCTTCTTTGTATTCATCCGCATCTTTATGGGTTTGCCCACGTGCTTCAGTTAAGTATGCATAGATAGCTTGGAAAGCAGCATAGTTAAGATTGGCTATTTCACCAGATACAGACTGACCAACGTACTTGTTAAATTTTTCTTTTAACAGGTCATCTTTAGGCTGAATCATTTGCTTATTCTTAAGCGCCTGCTTACCTGCAACGATTGCTGTTGCTACATCTAACCCAGCGTCAGAACGGAAATTATTGGCACGCGCATAACCTGCCATTTGGTATGCCTGATCACCATTGCCTAACTGCCCTAACGCTTCGCCCCAAATCTTTGCACCATTCTTCACGCCTTTGGTTTGGGCAATCATAGCTCCAATAAAATTTAATTTTTGGTCTACAGTTGCATCCTCCCATGCTTGCTTTGCAGCTGGAAGCGCTTCATTAGGAATAGGTTTGATTGTTGCATTTGGGTCTTTATCACGCTGTGCTACTTGATAAGAACCAATCGTTATTATGTTCTTAGCAAATTCACTAGGGTTAACACGTAAACTTAGTGGGTTTACTTCTGGTAGCTCAATACCTTTTTCACGCAATGCCTGAGTCGGGTTTTCCTTAGCGGTTTTAAGCTTGTTATCGTAAATGCTTTGATAAGTCGCCAAGATTTTATTTTCTGCGACTGGATCGGCGGATGAACTATTCTTCATCTTTACCTTACGACTGTTGATCTCAGCAAGTTGTTGATCAGTGGTTAGACTCTGAAACCGCATGAAATCAGCAGATTGTTTTTTATAAAACTGGTATTCAGCCTCAGAAGGCGTACCTTTAACTGCCTGTTCGACATCGTTTTGATATTTCAAATCAAGTGGACGACCTGTCAAGGTACTTTGAATAAACTCATTAACGACCTTTTCAGCTTCGTTAATACGCTTGTTCTCTTGCACCTGCTGACGTTGTTGCAATGTAGTGATCTTACTTTGGATTTCAGTCTGAAATTTTTGAACTGCCGACCCATCAATAAACTTATAGTCTTTTAGACCAGTCGCAACTTCTTGAAGTCCTTCAACACTGTTTTGAGCAATTGCCGTTGTGATACGCGAGTTAATATCTGTGATGTCACGTGTTGTCTCATATTTATTTGTGAGCTCACTTTTCTGAGCTTCTGACAATGGCAGGCCAACAATGTTTTTTAAAAGATATTCTTTGCCTGCTTCACGACCCATACGTGTAGCCACATCGAAGAACCGATCAGCTAGAACCCCGCCTTTTTGCTCATCTGCACGTAATTGTAAAGGCAAGAACGAAGTACGTTGGCGCGTTACGTTGCTATCCCAGTATTTTTTTAAATCTTCCTGAGCGTGGCCCGGCAAGCTGTTTTGCAGTTCCGAAAACTTAGCATTCGACCAAGTGTTAAGTTCTTCATCGGCTTGCTGTGTATTGATCACACCATTACCAAGGCGGTTTTTAATGTCCACCACTTTGTCATTGAAGTCAGTAGATAATGACTCATCAAGCTTTAACTTGCCTTCTTTTTCTGCAAGCTGGTTGTTGTAAAGCTCTAAATTTTTAGCTGTAACTTCTTGCTGACGCTGCTGGTCATCACGTGCCTGTATTGCCCCACCAATAGAACGGCCAATTTCAGCCAAGCCAGTGTTAGGCGTAAACGATTGCATTTGAGCTTGTGGTGCTTCACGACCACGAGAAATAGGAATACGCATTATTTCCACCCACCATATGCTTGAGCAGCAGTATCAATGATGTTACTTGCCGCCTTCATGCCGTAATTGTTACGTTGTGCCTTACCTTGTCGGCGTACGTCCGCAGCCGCATAACCTGCCTGCATTTGGTTTAATAAGGCGTTGTAAGAAGCATCCGAGATAATCTCATCACTGATTACAACTGGCGCACCTACATTTACATCCAAGCCATTTTCAGCAGCCGCAGCCATAGCACTTGATGCGTCACGCTGCCCTTGTTCTTTAATCTTTTTGCTTTGAACTTTGGAAACGGATTGAATTGTTTTTGCATTACCCTTAGCTGTAGCGTCTGCCATAAGCGCATTTGAGATATTGCCAACAGCTTCAAGGCCCGAAGAAATAGCACCACCTTTGCACATGCTTAAACCTCCATCTCAAGAACATAGCCAATCAAATTAAAGCCAAGGCTTTCATATAGTTTTACTGTTTTATCTGCATGGATGCCTGTCATGGTTCCAATCTGGATACGGTCAGCATTCTTAAGCTGTGCCCACCCAATGAAAGTATTCACTAAAAGCTTGGCAATGTTAGATTTACGGTACTCAGGAAGAACATAAACGCCTTGTTCAAAAGCTAATTTGTGCCCTGTTCGCCAGTCCGTTTCAATAACACCGATGACTGTGCCAACTGGATTTTGATATTCATCTAGGGCTAGAAAAATTGAGTTATGTTTTTTGATTAAATATTCGAATAGATCAGATGCGCTTTGCTCATCAAATCCTTGTTTTGAAAAGATTGGCGATTCTTTAGTGAGACGCTTGCCGAAATCAACAAGCGTATCTAAATCATTTAGGTTTGCTGCCCGTACTTGCATCTCATTTCTCATTAATTGATACCAACATAGAGATACTTTGCATGTGTAAAGGCATAGGTTTGTCGTGTGTTATCTTGACCTCAAGCTCATGCAACTCTTGCCAACCAACAAATGAATCTAGTACATAGCCAGTGTAAGGCAAGTTTACGAACGCTGATTGATTGTAATACTTGGTAGAAAGTTCCTGCCCGTTGATATATCCACCAACCGATGCATTCAAAAAGATAGCCATTTCGTGCACCTGAATCTTATGAAACATTGCAGTTGTTGGTACTTGGCTAAAGTCTGGTGGCAATAGGTCGATTTCAGCTTTAAACGGTTGGCCAAGGTGTATTGTTTGGGTTAGATCAGTGTTAGATAGCTTGATGTTGGTGCCATCAGTTGTGTAAGTTGAATAGAAATATCCATCCGCATTATTAAAATTAATCAGTGGATTATCTAAAACCTGAATATCAAGATTTAAAATAGACCCAACGCCATTAGTAACATTGATATCAAATTCACAATTGCTCTGTGCAGACTCGCTAAACTCTTCCAAAACTGTAGAACCATTGCGATTAGTAAGCATGAAACACTGGTCCTCACCTAAGCCCGTTGGCAAGGCGCAGATAGACAATACCTGACCACCAAAATCGTGCTGAGCCCAAGCATTCATTTCCTGATCACGGTTTAGTGTGATACTTGAGACTGCACCATCACCCATAACAATCCATACAATAGAGTTTGGTGTTTGCTGAAAGGTTAATTCTTTTATGCCTGCATGGTTTTCAGGTATGTGCGGGGCAATTTGCGATAATTCAGGCGAGACAAGGCCATCAACTTCATATCGGTATGACATTGCACGTAAGCGCTCACCACCACGTTGTACAAAAAGCAGTTCATTACCCACGCGGCAAGGCTTAACATTCGCCTGAACACCATAAGAAGTGTGCTCATCAATCTGTGCTGAAGCTGGTGTCAATGGACCCTGCGAGTTAATTAAGAACTCAGCACCACCAGTTAATGCAACTACACCACCACGCTGTGATAGGTGCAAAATATTGTCAGATTGAGCTGAGCTTGAAGCAATGCTAAACGCATCTGCATCTTGAGTTGTCTCTAAGAAGTTGCCATCGTCACCAATTCGGCTAAACCACATCTGATTAGGACTTGTTTTTGTATTGGCAAATACTAAGCGCTGTTTAAAGAAGCACACTGCCTTTGGATAGCCTGCCTCAGCACTAAATGCGATACTTTTTAAAACCCAAGATTTAGCAATTGCCTGAACATCGGATGTAAGTTTTACCAGAACTTCACCATTCACACGGGATGGATCCACATATTCCGTGATTTTCACTTGGCCGCCATTAATTTCAACAATTGACCCAACACTTGCAGGTGTAAAAACGTTTGCTGCTTCGTTAGTTACTTCTTCCCATTCTGGTGTAGTTGCAGAAGGCTCTACTCCCTTATTGTCTGCGGTTGCTCGCCAAGTCTTACTATTGTGAATAACCCGGTCACCAGTTAAGTAAGTCTCAGTATTTGACCAGTTTGGGAATGATGAAGCAGTTAAGGAAATAACTTTCCCAACTTCTGTACCGGATGGAGATAAAGCTACGTTTGGAGTGCTGCCCAACTCATCATTAGGGTTCACACCAAAGGTAAAAGCCGCAAATTGCCAGTTAGTAAAGTCAGCAGAACAAAGTAAACGCTGTACAGGTGTATCACCTTGAACGAAATACATGCGGTATTTAGTGTGCGCATACTGTACTTCACGCACTTTTTGGGCCGTGTTGTAAGGTGTCACAGTTTCATAAACAACTGCATACGTTCTTGGGTTGTAAACCTTGAGGAAAGACACACCAAGGATAAGCAAATAGGTGTTTTCTGAGTTTGCAATAAACGGAATTAAACGTAATGCACCTGCAAAAATAGAACGGAACTTTGTGCCTGGTCGTTTCTTTGCTCCACCTTCAACCAAAGGCAATGCATTAAGCAATTTTTTGGCACCGTTTGCATATTGCTGAATGTCTGTGCGCGTCCAAAGTAACGGGCTTAACTCACCAGAACTCAGGTTATTTTTTAGGATCCACTGTCTCATTAGAAGCGCTCCCAATAGTAACTTGATTCTGCGTATTGAACGTCTTGGCTTGGTCGCTCCTGACCATTCACGGTACGTGCTTGCTTAATCAAAAACTGGAATTGTGCTTCTGCAGATTGACCAGCCGCATCACTTCCTGTGATTGGCTTGCAAAGCTTAGATGCCATTTTGTACGTCATGGCTTCAACTAACATTGCATCCCAAGTCTGCTCGTTGTCGTTGTCAAAAACATATTCAAGATAGACTACTTCGGTGTCGGCCAAGATATATCGGTTCTCGACTTCATAACGTTCAGTGTTAGCCGAAATAATCAGAACGTAATCACTAGGTAGTGGGAATGCATGAGCATAGCCAAAACTTGGATAGGTGGAGATTGGAGATAAGATTTGCCGTTTTTTGGCGCACGACCAAGGATGTGAGCGCAGTATTGATAAACGTGTAGTGTCATAAATATTACGGCACGTTTGAGCTAATTTTGAGTCTTCCTCAAAACTTGCAATTTGCTGCCCACCAATCATGCTCAATGCGTTATTGCAAATGGTGACTTTAGATACAGACATAAGAAAACCCCGAAGCTTTTTGGATAGTTTCTTCGGGGTTTTGATGTGTTTTGTTGGGTGTTAAATCATTCTTCCAAATACTTTTCTACCAACTCATCAATATCACGAGCGCGCTTGCTTAATGCTTGCTTAGTATCATTTGGAATTCTTGGGTCAAGCCCCATGCCACGCATAAAGTTCGCTACTGATTCTAACTGTCCAAGTAGCTCCTCTTTTAACTCTTCAACATTACTCATTGTTATTCCTTTCGCTACATTTACTTTGTTAAAAAAAGCACCCCACCGCCTGCCCTAACAGTGGGGTGAAAGCACTTACACTAAGTAATCGATAGCAACTACTTTTTGCTCGTTTGCACGACCAGCCGCAAATGAATGAACACCACCTACTTGTGAAATGTTCTTTTTGTCCGGACGTTTTGAAATGTCGAAGCCAGTAATATCAGCATCACCAAAATGAACGGCTGAGCTTGTATACATCACCGTACGTTTTTCGGTAGCACCACCAGCGCCATTGTTAAGTTTTTCGTAAGGGATCCAGTTCACACCTAACCACTTACCAGCTACAGCACCTTCTTGAAGCATCTTCACTGCCATAAAATCAGCAGATGTTAAGGTAGTATCACCTAAGATATCTTCAAGCATTGAAGCGGTGTAAATGATGTTCAGCGTTTCACCGTTATGCTCATCACATTCGTTTGCACGGAAGATTGACTTAGCTTTGATGATTTGCTGTTTCAAAGTCCCGAAACCCGAAAGAATGACCTGACCAGCCGGCAAGTTCACAGTAGCAGTAGACTTCACACCAGCATCGTTTACAGTTGTACGTGTTACGCCACCAACAAGCGCTTGATAAATGATGTCATCGATTTTGCGGTTACGCGCATTAATCAAGTTCTTCATGTATTTATCTGTTGGTACAGCTTTAAGTTTTGGTAAATCACGGCTTTCAATTGGGATGAACAAGTCATAATCTGCCATTAATGCAGTACGTACACCTGCATCTGGAATGGTCCAAGTGGTATCACCGAAACGGTTACCAGATGGAGACATTTCAACCTGCCCCATATCATTGATAGTGAATGATTCACCCTGAATTTTTCCACGGTTTACAGCAGTCTTCAGCAATCGAGACTCATTTTGCATTGCTGCAATTTCATAAGTATCGTGATACTGAATTACAAACGCTGCCGTGATTTTATTTTCATTCGCCATTGGTTAGCCCCCTAGCCATATGTCTTTTGGTAATAACTTTGAACTTGGGCATAAACACGCTTATGGTCAGGATGACTTTCATTCATGTACGCCTCTGATGCTGTCAATTCTTGAATGTTCTCGGCACCGCTTTGTTGGGTGTTTTGAGGCGGCATATCTTCTTGTAATGCCTTGCCAAAGTAGGCAGCAAGACGAATACCGAATGTTGGAGAGTCAACGTCTGCAACTTGAAGCCCAGCCGCTTGAATTGCTTGATTAGCGAAACGTAAGTTTGCTTCGTAATCGTTACCCCAATCCTGTTGAAGTGCTTCTACTTGCACGGCTGTGTGCTGGTCATAAGCCTTCATCACCACCGACATTTGCTCATTAGTTAGCCCAGCTTGATGAGCACTTTCTAAAAAAGCCTTGTTATCTTCATTAGATTTGAATGCATCGAAATCAAAGCCTTCCAGCTCCACTTTGTAATCATCCGCAGACTCAGGAATATTTGGCTTGGTTTCTGTTTCAGCTTCTGGCTGTTTCTGCTCTTGAGTTTGGCTCTCAACTGGTGGCGTTGCTGTATCCACAGGTGTTGTTTGAGTTTGTTCAGTTGCTTGAACGTTTTCTGTGTTTGTCTCTTGTTGTTCATTAAGCATCGTTCTCTACCTCACTGTAATTTGGGTCATTTGCTTTGTTGATTTCATTGATGATTCCAGCCACAACGCTTTGTTGACCAAGCTTGTAATTGGTTTCACGGTCTGTATTTGAGAAGGCATTGCGGCAATACTTTTGGGTCAGATGCTCAAGAATGCGTTGCCCGTTCAGATCCAGATCAAACACGACTCGGTATGTCTCTGGTGTTGCTGGGCGCAATGCTCTGTGTTGAACAAAAGTTCCAACTTCTTCGGGCTTCTGTTCCTTGTTGCGGAGGCTTTCTTCAAGCTGCTGAATGCGTGAAATGGCTTTATCTAATTCCTCTTGTGACTTAGCCAATTGAATGGTGGTATCTAAGTGCAATCGGTTCTCAGCCCAATATTTTTCTTCCCAATCCTCACCACTAACTTTGTAAGCTATGGCAAATGCAGCAGCCACGATAAAGGCCAGAACTGCAATTACAAAAAGGACATTAATCATTGTCGTGTCTCACTAGTTAATTCAGACTCAAGGCCCTTACCAACTGCATTGGCGAGTGGTTGTGCTAGAGCCTGCTCTTGTTCTTGTTGTGCAGCTTGTTGCTGTGCTTCTTGACGCTGCTTACGGATTGCATCGATCTGATCTTGAGTACGTAGAATTGCTGTAGGCACACCTAAGCCCATGCCTGAAACTTGCGCTACGGCATCCATATCTACGTTGTCTAGGATTGAAGGGTCTAACTCTGCTACTGATGAAAGGCCTTGCAAGAAGCGCTCAATTGCTGTGACTTCTTCCAATTGCTGTGACCGAGCCAAAGCGGAAATAAACTTGAATGACAGATTGCGGCCTTGCATTTCTTCTGGTGCTTCACCAATCACGCCAGCACGATACGCAAGCCCAAAAGTACGTTCTAACAAAGGCGTTAATAATTCAGCTTGCCAACGACCATACAGCGGTCCTAATTGCTGACGAATTAAGTCAACACGTACATGCACTTCGGTTGCTGTCATTGCCGGACCATCGGCAGGCTGCAACTGATCTGCCATCATCTTTTTACGGATTGCACCTTGAAGATGAGCTAACAAATCAACGCCAACTTGATAACCCTTGCCGTCATCAATGCGCTTCAATGAGTTCACATCATTAACGACAATGATTTTCCCGCCACCTAAGCGCACTGTACGGGGGTTAAACGTGCCATCATCAACGCCTGCATACATGCCTAGAGTTGAGATTTCGGCACTACGCAATGTGTCACGCATTAACTTGTTAGCTGTTTTAGCGTCCGGCAAAGCAATGGAGACTTGACCAGTCCCATAAACTGAATGTGGAATCTTTCTAAAGCGTGGAATTACAAAAGGAAATTCGTTGTAGCCTGTCTCACGTAAAATAATTTTTTCATCAACTTCAACGTGATATGACGCAAAAGGCATTTCCTTCGGCATCAACTGACGATCACCTTTGATGTAGCCAGTTTTACGCGGCTCAACTACCCACAAGACCTTAACCTTGCAATCTGGTTTAGACTTGTAAGTGTTGCGGACCTTCTCACTGACCTTGTTTTCGCCATACTCATTGACTAACGCGGCCATCGTCATTTCATATTCACGATAGAGTGTGTCAACTTTCTGATCTTGACGTGTTGAAGCTAGATAGCATTGCCCGATATCCCATGTCTGGAATACATAGCCTCCACCTGCATGACGATCTACATCGGCATACATTACGCCCCAACCCGCAACCACACAGTCGAGAACTAAATCAAAGATTTCGCTATCGTAGTTAGCACCGTGAATGTTGCGCCAAATGAATTGACATACTTCATCTAGCCACTTTTCACCGTCTGTAAGTTCGGCTGGATCATCAACACCATTCGGCACAGCTTTAAACCACAGCGCATTAGCTGGCGTGGTTCCTGAAATGATGCTCGATACAAGTAATTGCGTTGCTTCTGATAGTGTTGAATCTAATAGCTCAGCTCGTTGTGTCTTACGTGTATCTGTTACATCATCACCTATAAACGATTGCTGACGCTCAGGGGCCGCATAGCGATAGCACTCAGACCAATGCGGTTCTAAGCGGTTTCGCGCTGCTTTAAGCTCGCTTAAGCGTTTGCATAACCTTGCTACTAGCTCACTCATATCAGCCGCCTAAAGTTGTTTTCTTTTGGTTGTCTGTAGCAGACGCCAAAACAGTTGAAGCATTACGTTTACGACGCTCTGCCGTTGCTGCATTTGCATCTAATTGAGCTTGGTTTTTAGCAGCTGCATCTGCTGCTTCTGCATCAAAACCTTTTGAAGCGCCTTTGGTATCTGTAAGTCCAACCATGTCAGTCACAGATGAAAGGATTTTTCCTAATCCGCCTCCGCACATTAGTCCGCCTCCTTAGTTGACCAGCCCTTTTCAGTCAAAACAGGAATGCGTTTTTTAGGCTGTGTTTCGCCACTTGCGTTTTTCATTTCTGGTTGCGTAGACTTCTTTAGCTCAGCAAGTTGAGCGCGCATCTGCCCTAACTCTTGGCGCAATAGTTCTTCTTGAGTCGGCTCTTTTTCGCCCTCAGATTCACCACTATTGATTGCGTCTAATGATTCTTCTGCCTGCTCAGCAGTAGTTTTAGGTAGTGTTGGTTCTACTGTTTCTTCTTGAATAGGTTCAGCAGTCACACCCGGTGTTTTAATTTCTCGTTTAGCAGCCATGAAAAAGCCCCATTCGTTGTGAATAGGGCTAGTGTTGTGTTTTTTAAGTTGGGGTTTGTTGGGTGATTAAATCACTTATCTTTTTTAGATTTTGTAGTTAGTGGAATTAACGCCAATCCTATAGCAAAGCTAATAAGCATAGCGCCTACTAAAATCTTAGTAATTATTTCTTCGCTCATTCTTCCTCCTTCATCTCATCACAATAGATACACAAATACGCCTTATAAATCCAGCAGTACTGGTACTCGTGGTTGCAAGCCTCTTTGAATGTGGTCATTGGTCACCATACTCCTGATAAGCCCTTAACATTGCCTTGTAGCACTCACGCCGCTTCTGATTAGTCCCTGGATGCACATCAGATCCTTTGATTGGATTCATTACTACATGCCCAGCGTTTAGCATTCTTTGTGTTGGTTCTTTTGGCACAAGCACATAGTCACCGCTTTCAAGCATTTTGATTTGCTCATCAATACCCATGATTTTTGCCCTCCAAGATAGCTTTTAAGGCTTTATAAAATCCCAACAATTCATCATCTGAATATTCACGTAAATCACCACACGCATAGATGGCTTCACTAAGCTTTATTAGCTTCAATTCATTTGCATCAATCTCAGCCTGCCGACTTTGTTTTCCTGCTTCAAATGCATCTACACCTGTGTAATTCAAATTCTTTTTTGCCCAATTCAAAAATTCTTGATTCATTTTCCTTCCCCCTTGAGCGCTTGCTCTACTGCATACATCATCAAACGAACATCATCTTGATCGTCGAATTCGTCTTGAATTTTTAAAGCCTTGTCGATTCGCTTTTCCAGCTCCTCCACTTTCGCTTGCTGGTGCTGCCATGCATTGGCCCATGCTTCCCACTTTTCGTTAAATGACTCCAAGTACATTGCATCAATTCTTCTTGAACCATTTGAAACATATCTTCCAAATTTCCCAAGAGTCATATCAAAGTCGACATCTGCTCTAAATAGCCCAATCCAGTACTTTTGCTTCTCAAACTCTTCTCTACACTTATCCATTCTTCACCCCAATCTATTGAGCTTGTCAGCCTCGTTAATGTGCGCCTCAGTTACTTTGCAGTTAGGCGAAATGTGGTTTTCTGGCTTGTCTAGGATTTCTAATTCCCTTGAATTCGAGGGTTTATCAATGCGGTGGCCTGCTTCAATGTCATCTTCTGACGCAGGTTTTAACGCAGCCAGGCTTACTAAGCTCCATCGGCCTTGTGATTCAACTACAGCATCACCGTCTTCAATCTGAATAAATTTCATTAAGCAAGGTGGCAGTAAACGGCAATATGGCTTTGAAGTATCAAAGACAACCCAGTCACCACGTTCAAACTCTTTAAAATCACGCAT